CGGATATGCAACACTTGTATAACCCATAGGATTATCTTTAACCCTACATACGATCACTTTTGCACCGTCTGTAATATTCATTGAGTATTTGTCACCGTTCATACGTTTGAGTGTATTCCAATTAATACTTGCTCTTACGTGTCCAGGCATATTTGCTTTACCTAGTTTCTTTTCTTTCGCTTCATACTCTGTAATCTTGTTTGCACGTTTTGGAGATCCTTTCTCCCAACCTGGACGTGCTTTGAACTCTGTTCTAAATTCAGTAATATAGTCAAGAACTCTTTCTTTTTCTTGTCCTTCTAGAACTTGTTCTAACACTTTACTTAAAAATTCTTGTATAACTACAGGCGTATCAGAACGTTTTAGATCAAGACCCATTGCTTTAATTTTACCTGCTTTTCCTTCTGTATCTGTTCTAAAGCCTTCAATATCATAATAAAGAACAGCGTAGCGTTTCTTTGTAATAAACAATCCTTTACTAGCAACAATTTCTCTAGCAGCCGCAATAACTTCTGAACGCTTTTTAGGACAATGGAACGCCTGGCTCATAAATTTACCAAATGTTGCGTTTGTAGTTTCACCAATAGTATCATACAGTTCAACTACACTATCTTTTGTCCAAGGAATTGAACCAGAATCTATATCTTTCTTTAGTGTGCTGTATGCACTAAAGTATGTTGAATCTGTATCACCATATACAATTGCTTTGCCTGTATGATCATATTCGCCTGTTACTATCTCATTGATCTTAGCAGCCATATGTTTTGTGATGCTTCGTCCTGTAAGTGTAACACTTTGACCAATCCTGTTGTCGAAAAACCTACAACCAGGATTAAGAATAGCACCATACAAACTATTGAGTAGAATCTTTTTAACCAACTGACGTTTTGCCCAATATTCTTCTTCAATCTTGTTTCCTGCATTTTGACTTTCTTTCTGCTTTGCCTGCATCTCTTTACGTTCTTTATACCAACGTGCAAGTAGTCCGGGAATAACACCTTCTTTCTCGTATGTGAAGATAGTACCGTTAGCACTCAACATCCAAGGTTGATTACTTTCAAAAATTAAATCATAAACCTGTTTTGCACTAATTGTGTCACTGTCACCGTTTTCCCAATCAATCGTAATGTCACGCCCTACTTCTTTCTCCATAACACTCGAATACTCAACAGATCCAAACATACCTTCCCAAGCATTTGCAAAACTCTTACCTTTTGCCATTTCTGCTTCAATGTGTGATCTAGTTCCGTCTTGTCGAAGTTGTCCTACAATAGTTTCAGGACCCATATTTAATGCACGAATAACTGAAGGATACAGTGAATTCAAGTCAACTGAGCCAATCCATTCGTGTATGCCTTTCTTAGGATATGCAACATAAGCACCTGCCGCTGGCTCACTGCCTGGTTCACGTTTCACTCTGTTCGGGACAATCATTCCACGTCTATGTGCTTCGTTAATAATACCTTGTTCTGTAACAGCAACAGCACCCATTGTTGTTTGAATAAGAACTGTGTTTTCGTGTGCAATTGTATTTGCAAGATCAATAAATTTAAGTTTCTGATCTAGTTTATTAAGCAGTGCAGTATCTTGCCTGTTATACTCAATAAATGTTCTAAAGTCGTTGTTGTAAAGTGCATCAAGACTGCCTTCATACACAGTTTTCTTTTCGCCTACTTCTAGTTCCCCAATAGCATCAAGTCGATATGTGTGTCTTTCTTCATAGTTGTATTTTCTATAAAGTTCTAAACTGTCTACATGCACACGGCCAATTAGATCATATGTTGTAGATTCTTTTCCGAACTTTTCATAAGTTCTTTTTCTAGGGTATTGATTCCACAAACAAAAACGTCTTGTATCTTCTTTTGAAAGAACTTTTGTAACTCGGTTTACAGTATATGGAATATCAAAACCTTCGCTGTTCCAGCCACTTAGCACATCTGCATCTTGTATAAGATCAAGAAACGCATCAAGCATGTCCGCTTCATTGTCAAATAATATTGTATCTGGAATACCGTCAATTGCTTTTTTTGCTTCAACCATAGAAAGTGTCTTAGGCGGAATTGCTAAACAAACTAAAGTATCGAGCCATTGTAAATGCACAGCAATTGAAGTAATAGGCATAAATGCATCTTCAGGCGAAGCATATCCACGCTCTGGATCGAAGTCAACTTCAATATCAAAAAATGCAACATTAAGTTTAGGAGCATCAATATTTAGATAGTTGTCTTCCAAACATCTATAAATTGGATTTATATCTGATTCGTATAATTTTTTATTTGAATGTATTGCAAGTTCTTTGCGAAGTTCTTTAATATTTTTAGCATTTACTCTTGATAAAGATTCACCATAGATAGATTGATACTTTCCTCTTGCGTCAGGATAGTAAAAAATATGTCTTGGGGAATGTTCTGTGAAATGTCTTTTTCCGTTCTTTCTTTCGACAACTCTTATTATATCTTCGCCGCGATCATAGAACGCATCTACGTAACTCATATTTTCTCCTCATATGTCATTTTCGGCTGACAAATACCAAAATGTCCTTTATTGGCGGACAATGCCTTCTTCATTAATACTTATCAAGTAGTAATACCAACAATGTCTTTTATGATTCCATAAGCATAAATTATTGTTAATACACCATTTAAAAAAATTAAACTTTTTTCCTGCCAAAGAAATCCTACTATGGTCCAAAGTGTAGAAGCAATTGCAAACCCATAAACTCCATACATCAGGTTTGGGTAATGTGATATAAGCATGGCAGCACATAGTAATACAAATGTTGCTGTCCAAGCAAGTGGTTGGTAAGGTTTAGTTGCTATCTTCTTCATTCCATCTATCTAGTTTGTCAAAACATTCTTGGCAGTGATAAACTTTTTGTAATTGTATGTAACCTTCAGATCCTTCTTTATCAAGATTAAACTCTGTCTCGCATTGATCACACTTAACTATCGGATACTTCGTTATCATTATCTTCTGTCAAATCTACTGGTTTCAACATTGGAATTCCTCCTCTATCAAACCATCTACCATCTTCAGTAACATAACAATAAGATCTAAAGTTGTTACCGTTGATATCTGTTTTTATTAATTGTTTCTTTGTAATTTTTCCCTGATATTTTGAATAATCAGCCTGCATTAATCTAAGGCTACCAAAAGAATCACCGTATAATCTATCAACAGGTTCTCCATTTGGACCTATGTGATTAGATACAAGAGTAAACTTTTCACTGTCCATTTCGCTCATCGATTACTTTTTTAATGTGCATAAGGTGTTCAGGAACTTCCCATTTAAAAACAGAAGCAAGGTTCACACCGCTGTTTTCATACTTTAAATCTTTTGCACCTTTCTTCATACCAAAGCCGTGACCGCCTTTGGTTTTAGAATGACGTTTTGGATCGTATTGTGTTTCTTCTTTATCTCTCTTCACTTTTTTATACTTTCTTTTTCTAGGCATTTAAGTTATAATAACACAAACTATATTGTTTGTCAAGTAGGATTTTTTACTTCCTCTACTGTTCCTTTCCGGCTACATAATGGACAAACAAATTCCTTGTCTTGCATTTGATAATTTTCTTCCATAGTTGGCATTGTCCAATAGAAACTACACTCATTGCAAGTAACATGCCATATAGTTTCTTTTTGGGTTTTAAAATTTACCACCATGAACTTGCTATACCATATCCAAAAATGTTAACCAAACTAAAATAAAAAGTTAGCAACATTACCCATGCCGCACCTCGTCTCATTGAAGCATAACATTGGGTAATACTTCCTAAAAAGAATGCTGGATAAACAACAAGCATATTAGGATCTCTAGCGTTTATAGCAAGTGTTAAACTTGCACCGACAGTAAAAATAAAACTTACTAGTTCAAAATAGAATGCCGTTTTATCACTAAGATAACTGTTTACCCAAAATGCTTTTATCTGGCCCAAAATTACTCACCACTAGTATTCTGGTCATCAGGAAGATTTTTTGTAATGCCAAGTATACCTTCGATATCTTGCCATTCTTCTTCATGCTTTTGCCAGTCACCTTTATGTGCAATTTTGATTGCTTTGTTAATTGTGCTTGGTTTAATTTGTAGTTCTTCTGCTACTGCTTTTACAGTATCTTTAAGTCCTTCGTTTAAGTCTTCAACTTCACGTAGAACATTTGATCCTTCTTTTATAAGTCTTTCAAGTTTTGCTTTTTCTTCAGGACCGTAATGTGATCTTGCCATGTTATTCTCCTAGTTTGAGTTGTTATTATACATTATTAATAACTGCGTGTCAACAGTTACTTATAAATTTTCCAGCCATTTTTATCGGCATATTCTAAACACAATTTTTTTTCTAACTCAAAATTATGTTTGCCTTTGTTTCTTGTTTCATAGTATGTTGGAGTTTCTTTCCAATCGAAACCAAATATTTGAATATCTTTGTTTTTAATTTTGTTTAGATACCAAAGAATTTGAAATCCTGTAGAAGGTTCGCTATCTAAAATTTTTATCATCTTTTTGGTATGTAGCAAAGGAAAATGTATTATGTTACTAATAAATTTTGCTTTGCGTATTTTATATAAATGTTCAGTAAGTTTTGGCGTAAAAATTAGTGTATGGAATTCAATTGAATTATCGTTAAAGTATTCTAAAGTGTTTACTTCCGCAGTTGCTAAAAAATCCCATCTAGAACCCTGACTAAGTTTATCTCTTATAGTGCCTCGATTAAAACGTATTGTTGGATATTCATCAATAAGTTTACCATTTGGTTTAGAAAAAATACTTGTTGCATTGCCAACAATGTTTAAAGGTTGTTCTAATTTACCAAGCATATGGTATTTAAGTGATAAAAAAAGCCGGCAGTTGAATACCGGCTTTTTAATTTATAAATGCTGTTTATTTTTAGCAGTCTGGACCACAGTTACAGTCGTCGCCACAGTTGCCTTTACATGCACAGTCTGGACCACAGTTGCAGTCCTTGCCTTCTGTTAAGCCTTTTTCAACAACGTCATACATTTCAAAACGTCCGCCGTTTCTTTCATAAAGCATGGCAGCGAAAATTTCCTGTTTATTAGTTTCTTCAACTTTTGATACAGCAACTCTGTTAGCCCATGTCCATAGTGCATCGTCCATAGGATCAATTGCCTGCTGTCCGCCACTTTCCTTAACCATCTTATACATGTCAACAAATGACATCTTAGGTTCAACGGATTCTTTGACAGTTTTCTTTTTATCTTTAAGTAGTTCCTTAGTTTTTGAGGCTAGTTTTTCTTTTTGCTTTTCTAGATCGGCCTTAGAATATTTGGTTTTTTCACCTTTGGACTCATCCATTTCTTTATCGTCTGAAGTTTTGCCTTTCTTCTTGTCTAGCATTTTTTTGAATGCTGCTTTCTGTTTAGCAGATTGTGCTTCTACAATTTCGCCATCCATATCTTTAAATGTAACGGATTCGTTTTTCTTCTTCTTGTATTCTTCCATACAAGATTCGCACATTTCTTTTAGTTTCTTTTGATCGCAGTCTGGATGTGCTTCGCACATTTCTTTAACACTCATACCTTTGCTGCACATCATTAGGATGCTTTTCTTGCTAGGTAATTTTTTTGGTTTCTTTTCTGCTTTGATAATTTGTTCTGCTTCTTTTACTTCTTCTTTTTTATCTTTCTTAGCATCTTTAGCAGCCTTCTTCATAGGCTCTTTCTTGTCGCCATCTTTGTCCATATCAAGAAAGTCTGGTTTTGCTGCTTCTTTTACTTTTGAATCTTTTTTCGCTTCAGTAACTACTTCTTTAGCACCTAACGCAATACCTGTTGATTCCGCCAGTGTTGTGAAATGCTCTAAATCCTG